CAGGTACTCGCTGATTTCCGTGTACCACATGTGGCTGAGCGCGTTCTGCGACAGGCTGCGCTTCTCGCGCCACGGTTTGACTTGCAGGCGGAAACATTGCCCGGCATCCAGCAATGGCTGAATCTGCTGGCCAATGGCCGCGAAGTTGCCGCGATGGAGTTTGATGCCGTCTACTGGCAGAGTCATACGGCCTCCTTAACGGAAACCGCAGAATGCAGAAAATCGCAGGTGCATTTCTGCAACTGTGACAAGGTGAGGAGTTCAGATTGTGGTCGCATTTAAGTCCCCTTAAATGCGCAGAAGTCACCGGAGTTGTTCAGGCTCCGATGACTTAATTATGGATGGATGATTACTGGAAATCAAATGTTGCGTTACATTGAGGCTAGACTAAAAATCAGCCTGCTCCGGATGTCTTTACACAAACCTGATATGTGTCACGGGTCATTTTTTTCACGTCGTCATTCCATGCCTTTGCTGCTTTCAAGCACGCTTCTTCAGTAGAAAAATTCGCCTTCTCAATAGCCACGCCAGAGGTGCCTATGAGGGTTATGATTAACAGCCACTCACCCATTATTCACCTCCTGCTGCGGTGCTGCTGGCAGTGGCATCCAGTGGGTGAACATATCGGCGTAGTAGGATTGGTCTTCAAAATCTGTCCAGCGATTTGCCACATCATCCCAGCACAAGACCTGCTGATTATCCCATTTAGCGAACACGATTACCCACTCTTGTGAGCCTGGCATCCGCTCGCTTACTGGAATCCAACCATCCGGAATCACCGGAGAGTTGCAATCGGCTAACTTCCTGTTCAGCTCCAAAGCGACCATAGCGATGGTCGATGTAGTCAGTGAATGCATGTGTGGATTGCTTGCCACAGCCTCCAGCCACACGACATCGTTGAAGCGGTCGAAGTCGAAATCATCTGGAAACTTGTAAGCCGTCGTTACAGGTTCAACCATATTGTTGGAGTCACCGGAATGGTCAACCATAGCGAGCTTATCCTCGGTATGGTTGGTTATCGCTTCCTGAAAGCGTTCAAGCTCCACGTACTCCTGGCATGACCAACCGCCATCAATGAAATCACGAGCTTCAACAGCGTCGAAAGTGAATGATGTTTCGCTGCCAGTTGGTGAGGTTAAGCCGTACAGGTCTGCTACCGGCTTAAACTGTGTGGCTGGAATATTTTCAGGAATATTTTGTTGTCGATTTTGTTGCTCGGCACCCTGAAACATGGCGGCTCGGAATGCATCTAAAGCTGCGAGCATGAGAGCTTCGTAATTGCTACTTCCTAATTGACCGATATCGATATCTTCATCACGCTCGCTGATGATGCGATCAAAGTGGTCAAGGAATCCAAACTCACCTTTAACCGCCATTACCGGGTGCGGTTTGCATTGCTCTTCATCAGGCACAGATACCGGCGCTGGCTGCCACATTCCTGCCAACACGGTTTCAATCTGGTCAAACACAGCCTGCATGTCAGAAACATCAGTTATGCCAGTCGGTGTGAAAATGTGCCGCATAGTGGCGTCACCTATCTTGTAGAATTCCGGCGCTGGCGGAGCGGTGTAAACAACACTTTCAATCCAGTGCGCGCCATCCTCATTGCAATGGCACTTCGACTCTAATGGCTCGTCCAAACCCTCTGCGCCACACGCGCTACAGGTAAAAAGTTTGCGGCTCCTTGCTTCGAGCGATGCCAGCGCCCGTTTCATTGCCGCCAGCGCCCGGGCTGCATCTTCGTTTACTGCGCCGGGAGTTGCATCGCGCTCTTCTTCAAGCTCTGCGATGGTCTTCAGGAGCCATTCTTTGGTTAATGTCATGGGTTAGTCCTCACCTTGAATGCGAATGCCAGCTGAGAAAAGTAACTCGATAATCTCCGATGCTTCGTAACACGCCACCTTGCCAGCCCACAATTTAGTTGTTGGCAGCTTCACAACCAGCTTGTTGCGCTCCAGTTGGCGAATAATTTCCGACGCAGAATCGTGAGCCTCTCGAAAAGATCGGGCCTGACGGAGCATATCCTCATAGCGTTCCTCTGCGGCTTCCAGCTCATCCAGCAATGCCTCGATACGTTTCTGCTGATAGTTCCAAGCCGTGACCCCTTCAGAGCCAACAGCACCAGAATCAGCAATGTCGCAATCATCTGCATTGCAATGTGGGCAGTGGCACTCTCCGTCATCATCTGGATAATTTCGCGATTCGCGCAACTTACTGCTTGGCATGATTTCACCACAGTTGCAGCATTCGGCCAGATAGAAAGGGGATTCAACACTTAAACCACGCAGCGCCTGTTTGTCGATGTTGCTCATTGGGCGCCCCTTGTTGCTTTCTTCTCGTCAACGCTCCAGGCTGTAGCCAGTGCTCCAGTCACCTGCATAAACGAGTGCTTTACTTTCACCGAGAAAGTTTCTCCTGTGGCCGATACCGTTTCGATGGTGGTCAGCTCGCCGCCGCTTTCGAAATCAGGGTAGAACTGCGTTACAAGGTTACTTTCGACAATCACCGATCCGTCCGGCGTGTGCATTTTCAGTTTCATACCCCTACCCTCCCCCAAACCATCAATACTCGCTTCATCGCCTGACTGTTCCGGCACTCCTGAAATATTCCGTTGGTGCAACTGCGCGCGGTACCTGCCTGCTCTTCCGGCGTGGCCAGGCGATAAGTCACCGTTCGCCAGACCTTGCTCACACGCACAATCTTCCGGGCCCGCTCCAGATCGATAGCGTTCTTCGTGATGCAGTTGATGGTCATGCCGCACTCTGTGGCCACATCCTTCGCGGTGAAGGTACGGTGCGTTTCGAGATAACGCAGAATTGCCTGTTTGCCTTTCATCAGAAGCCCCCTTTCTTTTTCGGCTGCTGCTCGCGCCCGCGGCGTTCTGCGGCGGCGGCCTGCTGGTCCGTGTCGTAAATTGCCCCGTTAATCTGATTGCAATAAACCGTGCCGGTGCTGCCGTGGCGGTTTAGCCTGAGAAGTAACTCTGTCTCTCCCGGCGGCACGCTGTCATCGAATGCGCCTTCACGGTGAATCCCGACCCAGTAGTCGCAGTCCTGTTCAATCTGTCCTGTGTCGCGGGAATCGCTCGGTAGCGGGCGTTTATTCACTCGCTTCTCCAGTTCACGGTTGAGCTGGGTCAGCAGCACGACGACACAACCAAGCTCTTTGGCTAGATTCTTCAGTCCTTTGGTGATCATCCCGTAGGCCAGGTCATTACGGTCGGCTTTTTCGGCTGTCATCAGCGTCAGGTAGTCAACCAGAATCATGCCTACGCAGCCCTTCTCGCGTTTGATTCTGCGGCTTTCGCTAACGATCTGCGCCAGTGACAGGCCCGGGGTGTCGTCGATGTACATCATGTCGATTTCACTCAGTCGCCCGGCAGTGGCGATCGCCTTCTTAAAGTCGCCGTCGTAGTCGCCCTGGTACTGGTCATCAGCATCATCCGTGGCTGGCATGTAAAAAATGCTCGGGTTAATGCCGGACTTCTGCCCAACCAGTTTTTCGAGGATCTGATCGCTAGGCATCTCTAGGCTGAACATAAGCGCTGGCTTTTTCTCACGTATCGCGCAGTTGATCGCCATCTGCCCGTAAAGGGTTGTCTTGCCCATCTTTGGCCTTGCGCCAATCACGAACAGAGACCCTTTAACCAGACCTTTCGGCGCCAGCAGTCGGTCGAGTGACGGGATACCGGTACTCATTCCGCGCTGTTCGCCTGAAGGGTCAAATCGTTTCTCCAGATCCGCTACCCAGTCATCCATAACCTCGCCGAACGAACGCAAACCACGGCGGCTGCCGGTTTTTGAATGGTCTGCGAGCTGGGTGAAAATACCCTGAATGGCCTCGTACTTCTGCGTAGCGCTCATGCCGTTGCGGGAATACAGCAGCTCAGTAGCTTCGGTCAGGCGGTTGATACCGTAGCGCTCCATTGCGGCTTCCCGGACTGATACAGCGTAAGCCACGATGTTTGCAGCGCTGGGAGTGTTCTTGGCGATCTCTGCAAGGTAAGCAAAGCCACCTACCTGCTCCGCGAGCCCTTTACCTTCAAGCGCGTCGAACAATGTCAGGCCATCCACTGGCTTGTTGTCGCGGAACATCTGGCGCATCTCGGCAAAGATCAGCTGGTGAGGTCGGCTGTAGAACGACTCAGGTTTGAGCATCGCCAGAACCTTCTGGACTCGCTCGCTG